ATCAAAAAAACCATTCACTAAAGTCGTCATCAGTACATCCTGCAGATGTAGTTGTACGCCACGTTGCGCATACGGGTTTCCGTACTCACACGGACGACGGCTGAAGGATTGAAAACGACTGAGCGGTAACCCGTTGTAGTGACTTGCGGTGCGGCCGGCGTGATGGCCGTGCTGTAATTGCCACCCATAAACGCGCCAGTCGCGGTGTTCACCAGTAACGTCGAGTCGTCGTCTTGCAGGACGAGCTCGCCCGTCATGTTTTGCAGCGTGTCGAGCTGAGCACTCAACACGGGGCGCCCCCAATCGGGGTCAACGCCACGTCCGCCATCCAGGCCACGAATCGACTCACCGCGCAGATCTGGCAGGACGCCGCTGGGATACACGGCCAGCAATGCTGGGTACCACTCGGCATTGAATGGCTGACCCGCCATCAAAACGCATTTTTCGGGCGGCGTAGCGGTAGGCCATGGAAACGGCACACCGACAGGGACGGCAAATATTGAAGCAGGGTCAAAGTTACTAGTGTCCCAACCCGTTACCCACTCACTGAATACGTATCCCTCTGGGGTCTGTACACCGCCACGGGTGTAAGTTGTACCGGTGTTATAGCCGATGATTTGTTGCCAGAGGGTGTCTTGACTGACCGCCACCAGCATGGGGGAGAATTGACACCCTTCTGGAACGTTCGGGCCGGGGTTCACCCGGTAAATGCCCACACTGGTGATTGTGTTTAGATCGGTGCCGTCGGGAAGGACAATCCCCCCGTGCCCCCAGCCATAAGCACCCGTGAGCAATACATGGCCTGGCGTGTCATCTTGGGGAGAGGTCTGTTTAACCAGATCGGTTGAGTCCCAGGTGCTTTCCCATTCGCCCCAAACACCGGCAGTCAAGGCCCGGCGGTGTAGGGTGTGGTCGGCATTCCCATAAATCTCTTGGAAGGCGTATTGACCTGGTGTAATCGCCGAGACGCGAACCCAACCCTCATAGATCCCACCTCCTGGGCCTCCCGTACTATTGCTGACGAAATAGAGGGCCGTCACCGCGTTCAGGCCACCGATGTCAATATCACTGACCGCATAGGCGGCCCCGCCCCAGCCAAATGCTCCGACCTTCATCAGCACATCAGGCGTTGCATCGTGGAGATCGATTTGAGCATCCAAGTAGGCGGCTGAACCGAGTGCATCCAGCTCGGTGTCGATACCGACCTTGACCGCGTGCAACGCAGCAGTTGTGGCCAGAATCTCACTGCTGTTCGACTCCGGGTCATCGCTTTTTGCATTCGGCAGATTGCCCAAGTCGACATCGTCTTTGGTGGTGGCACGAGCCCGCAAATCTGGATAGTCGCCACTGCGCGCCGCGAGGTGCTGAATCAACGCTCCAGCTATCGGTTCAACGGTACTGCGCAGGTCGGTGATTTCGGTGGAGCTGATGACGGTGGCCACCGGCACCAAGTAGTGCACCACCCCATTGGTGTCGACAAAGTCCACCAGGTCGTCGCCGTAGCTGGCGGCCAGAATCACGTTCACTTCGCTTAACTGACCTTGTAGCGAGATGTCGTACCACAAGGTAAAGGGAAACGCCGGCGGCGTGATGGATGCACCGGCGGGCTGATGGACGGCCAAACCTTCCACGTAGGCGGTACCTGGCTGGATAGTGAACTGTTCGTTCTGATAGACCAGGGACAAGCTGTCTGCAAAGAAGCAGGCCCGCCCGAACATGTCGCGGTTGCTCAGGCGCTCGCGTTCGTCCATGCCCGCCATACGCACGGTGAAGTCAGCCTGCCAGGTATCGGCGTTGATGGTCAGCTCGGTGACCGACTGTGCGCCGTCGAACACCAGCATCATGTTGCGGGTGATGTTGTTGCCGATCTGCTGGTTCGGGATGTTTTTGCGCTTCTGCTGCACCGGCGTATAAGCCGCGGCTAACAGCACACCTTCAGCGGTTTCCAGGCCCAGCCAGTTGAAGTCCCAGTCGCCGACATTGGAGCCGATCATGCTGCTGTAGACCACTTGATTGGGGTCCACATAACCGCCTTTGGTGATGTCCGTTTCGTACATCATCTGCTCGGGCGGTGGCTTGCCGGCATAGCGGTCCACCGGTGTGGAGGGGTCCTGCCCCGGGACCAGGGCGTAGAGAAACTTGCTCACGACCAGGACTTCCTGAGCGGCTTGCTTTTCGGCGATCAGGTTTTCACCGGCAATGGTTATTGCGGCCATGTGGCTTCCTCGTAACTGGCAATCAGGGTTTGCTGGTCGTCGTTGAACTCCACCGCGAACACCCGCAGGTTATCCAGCGGGGTCACGGTCAAAAATGCGTAGCGGCGGCAGGTGCGGCCGTAACTGCGGAGCAGCACGCGCAGCAGGTCGGAGTGCAGCGCGCTCTGTTCGTCGGTGATCTTCACGAACACCACGTCCCAATCGCGGCCTTCCATGCGTTCTTGAATCTCGACTCGACCGACGCCCAGGCGCATCAGAATCCTTTTCAGACCCGCCGTACTGCCCGCATCCACGGCGTTGATGTAGGCGTGCTTGATCCGCAGGCGGTACAGGCTTTCCTCTTCTCCCGGGAAGCGGGTGATGTCGCGCTGCCAGGCGAGCAGGTCGAGCAAAGACAGGGGGCAGATGTCGGGGTCGATCTGGTGCAGCGGCCAATTCAGCCAGCCCTCGACGTTGGCCCACCAGGCCTGCGCGGCGTTTTTGAGCTTGGCCAGCTCCGGCCCGTCGAGCCAAAACGGCAGTTTGAGGTTAAACACCGGGCACCACCTCCAGCGTCTGAATGCGGGGAATGTTCAGGTCGGACACGATGTCGAGGTTGTCGAAGTGCAACGAGTCGAGTTCGGGGAATTTTTGGTGCAACTCTTCGCCCAGGCGGCTGAAGGAAAATCGCGACTGGGGATAGGTCAGCGTCGGCTGATAGTCGGCTTGGGTGCTTTCCCGAAAGGCCGTGCGGATGAACATCTCGACATCGGCAAACAGCTTGTCCGACTGCTCCACCGGCAGGTTCAGCACCGGCCACAGCGTGACGCGGATGTCATGCAGGGTCTCGGGCATGGCCATGACCAGCATGTCGTCGCCGTGGCCATGGTTGCCCTGGTCGCGGATGTAGTCGTTGATTTCTTCCAGGTAGCTGTCCGCCGGCACGTTGGCTTCAAACAACACGAAAGCATTAGCACTGCCGGGGCCGCGTGGGGCTTCGTGCTCAAAGTACACCCCGTCCGGTTGAACGCCGGGAAAGGTGGTGATGAGCGCACGATAAACCGCGTCGGTGTTCCATTGGTTGATGGCCGAATACTGGTTGCGCGTGCGCAGTCGAAGGTCTTCATCTGACTCCTTGTCAGTGCCCGGTACCGTCATCCAGCCGTCCAGGTTAACCACGTTGACAATGCCCGGCACCGGCTCCGGCAAAATGGCGTAGTAACCAGGTGCCAGGTTGTAACCGCTGCCCGGTTCGGCGGCGATGGCTGGAATCAGGATCTGGGTGAGGCCGTCGGTAAAGGTGCCTGGCAGGCTGGTCAACAGCTCGTACACATGCCCGTTGATGGCACCAGACTGGACCCGTGTGCCGGCGGCCACTTCCAGCGTGCCGACCGGGCTGGAACGGGTGAACAACAGATTGCCTTCGGTTTTGGTGGCGCCCATCGGCTCCACCTGTACCGCCCAGGCGAGCATTTCCAGATACTCACCTTCGGCAGTTTTGACGTAGGCGTTGGGCAGCGAGACTTCAACCATAAAGTCGATGAACCACATCACAGGCTCGGTCACGATGGCGGTTACGACCCGCCAGAATGGTGACCAGGCACTGGTATTGCTCAAGCGGCTGCCCTGTTCGGCGATCTCGCTTTCCCACGCCGCCTGCAACTCTTCCTGCGTGGTCGGAATGCCGGCGTCGGCCAAAGCCTGACGAAAATCTACGTCGCTCAAAACGCCACCTCGATGTTGCCAAATTTAATGGTGTCGGCCTCGATCAAGTATTGGCCATACCCCGGTTGAGTGATACGCGCCGTACCTGGTACCAGTCGTTCGTCAGCCTCCACCATCAGCTCCAGCTGCTGAATGCAGTCACGCTGACGCAGGCTGTTGCGTTCGGCGATCAAGGTCACCAACAGGCCGCTTTCCCGAATCATGTGGGCGATGTCCTGGGCGATGCTGGCGCGGTCCTCGATCTCCATGGGCTGGTTGGATGGATCGAACACCAGGTCGTTGGCACTGATCAGCAAGTCGACGTATTCGCTCATCCGGCGGCCATCTCCAGCATCTTGTCGAGCTCGTGCTGCGACAGGGGTTGGCTGGTATGGATCTCGACCTTGCCAATCTGCGTGCCCTTGTTCTGGGTGGTGTTGTTCTGGAACGACTGCATCAAGCCACCGGTGGGAACCTCACTGGGGCCGGCAGGTAGCAAGCTAGGAATGGCACCGTTGATGGTCTGCTGTGCCTTGGTGGCCATGTTGGCCTGGTCGGCGGCCTGCATTGCCTCGGGGACTCCGGGCACTACCGCTCCGTTGAGTGCTTCGGGCGTACCTGGGCCTATTGCGGCGCTCAGGGCTTCAGCAGTGCCTGGGGCGGTCGGCGTCGCAAAGCGGGTTTCGATGTTGATGCCAGGAATCTGATTCAGCAGATCGATCAAGCCGTTGGCCGCGTCTCCCAGCAGGTCGAACACCGACAGGTCACTCCAGGCAGTGGTGAACGCGCTCCAGGCATCGCTGGCCAGCGTGCCGAACGCGGCAAGCCAGCTGCTCAAGGCCTGGAATTGTTCATTCAGCCAGGTGAACGCGGCACTGTTGAGCAGCGCCGCCGTCCATTCATCCCAGTAGTAAATGGCTGCAACAATGACAGCGACCAGGGCGACGATGCCGGTGACGACCAACCCGACCGGGTTGGCCAACAGGGCCGCATTGACCAGCCAGATGATCCCTTGCCAAATCATCATGGCGGCACTCACGGTGCCCATGCCGATGGCCATGACGCCAAGCAGCGTGACGTACAGGGCTCCCCACACGATGTTGGACATCACCGCCGCCTTGGTCAGAAGCCAGCCCATCCGGAAGATCTTCTGAATGACGATGAAACCGACCATCACCGTGCGTGCCATCCCCATGCCCAAGGTGAAGAGCGCGACGGCCGCCACCAGCGCAATGACGCTGAGCACGGTCATGCCAATCACTTTGGTCAGGTGGGGGAACAGCTTGGTCCACTTCAAAATCTTCGCGCCGCCCTCGGTGAGCATCTTCAGCAACGGCGTGAGCGCGGGGCCGATCAGTTGACCGAACGCAATGTTCAGCACCTCTATCGTGCTGGCAAATTGTGCCCAGGGATCAATCATCGCTTCGGCCATGGTCTGGGCTTGCTCCATGCCCTTGACCTGGCCTAGGGCGTTCAAACTGTCGGCCAGGCCATCGGTGTCGGCCATCAGCAACTTGATCATGCTCACGGCTTCGTCGGAGCCAAAGGCTGCTTTCAAGGCGTCCGACTCGGCCACGTCCAAGGTTTCGCCGAACTTGCCTTTGATTTTTTCGAGGATCTGCAGGACGGGCAGCATGGCGCCCTGGGCATCGGTGAATTTCAAACCGAGCTTGCCTTGGGCGCCCCCAATACCGGCCAAAAAGGACTTGTACTGGGTACCGGCCTCGCCACCGCTCATGGTGGCTTGCAGCGTGCCGAGGATCGCCATTTGCTCGTTCAAGCTAATGCCGGCAGCGGTGGCGTTGGCACCTACGGAAGTAAACGCGTCACTCATCCCCTGACCGGTGGTCTTGAACATTTTCACAGCGGTCGCCGTGACACCGGCCAGGTTCTCGACCCAATCGCCTTTACCCATGGCGTCGGCTTGATCTTTGAAGATGCCGTACATGGTGCCGACGTAGTTGGTGATGGTGGCGGCATCGGCCTTGGTGGCTTTGGCCAGCACGTTGGACGCATTGGTAAAGGTGGCCAACTGGGTGCCGGTGAGCCCGGCAATGGCGCTTTGAATGTCGTAGGCCGAGCGAACAAAGGCCTGGGCGTTTTCGCCGTAATTGATGGCGAACTCCAGGGACTTCTGGTTGAGCAGGTCCAGGCTCTCGGCGGCAACACCGAGTGACTTCACTTCGCCCAATGCCCGCTGCTGGTCAATCGCGGGGCCCATGGCCGCCTGCAACGCGTAGCCGGTGGCGACCATGCCGGCCGCCCCCACACCCATCTGGGTCAGACCCTTTTGCGCGCCGCTGGCCAAGTCAGTGAAACTGGCGTTCACCTTGTTCAGCGGGCCGGTGATCATGTCGGTTAGCGCAACGATGAAATTGAGCTTGGCGCTGTTGTCAGCCATGGTTTAGGCCACGGCTCGCTGAGTGGAAAGCGCCGCAAGACGCTGGCGTGTTATTTCGCAGTTGTGCTCGAGCATTTCCGAACCTTGCCAGCCATAACCCTCCAACGCAGCAGCGACCAGCGTAGTGCGCGAACCGGCAAACGGGTCGAGAATCACCCCATCCCGGCCACAAATTTTCACCACTTGGCGCATCAGATCGGTGGGCTTTCCGGTCATGTGGAATTTATCTGCCTTGCGCACCGGCTCGCGGATCACGCCTGGCAAAGTCGGGGCAGGACGATCCAGCGGCATGGCTCCTTTGCTACCCCAGACAATGTATTCAGCCTGGGCACGAAAACGTCCTAACTGAGGGCGAACACCTTCAGTCTTGTCCCAGACGGCGATGCCGCGCCAGATATACCCCGCTGCCTGCAACGCGTCGGTGGTTAGGGGCAATTGCCGCCAATCACTGAATAGGCAAACCGGTGCGCCTGGCTTGAGCACACGAAAGGCCTCGGATAGCCACATCACGCTCCAATGCAAGTGGGAGCGTTGATCCCGATTGTCGCCGGCAAATTCCGCATGCAAATTGCTGCCGATGTACTTCTGCGAAGGGTCTCGCTTGCGTGCGCCACTGTGCAAACCACCGCTCGAATACGGTGGGTCAGTGATCAGGGCGTCGACGGATTCATCCTCCAGCGTGGCCAAAAAACGCAGGCAATCACCGTGATACAGCTGATTCGTCTTCATTGCGTGTTCCATGTCTCGGGTTATCCCTTGAACGCTCGGGAAATGCCGTTGGCGATGGCGATTTCCATACGGCTCCAATACTGGTCGTCCAGCCACTTGGCGGTGCCCATGTTGTCCGTGGTCGGTTCTTCACCCGGTAGCCAGCGGTCGACCAGGGCCATCAGCTGGCCCAGGGCGTTTTCGTTTAAGCGCTCGGCGCGGGCGAGCGCTTTTTTACGTTGATCTCAATGTCCGGGGTGTATTCCTCCAGCAGTGCGCCGGCCAGTTGCAGGGTAATCACCGGATTGGCCAGCAGCGGGCGCAGGCTGGCCAGCTGTTCCTGCTTGACGGTTTGGGTCAGCAGATTGTTGGCGGGTGCCACCTTGTTGCTCGGCGTCAGGTGGTTGAAGTACTTGCTCACGTCCACCGGATCGAGGGCGAAGGTGAATTCGTTGTCGCCGACTTCCAGGGTGATTTCGCGTCGTTCGCTCATTGCTCAGTTCCGTTTATTTGAAGTGCTTAAAAGTGCGGTCAGACGCCGCTCCAGGTTCTCTTCCAGCTTGCTCAGCGCCTTGTCCAGGTGCTCATTGCGCACGTACTCCTCGGCGATCTTGATGCGGAACTCCAGGTGCTCGCGGCGGGCGAAGCTGATTTGCCGGAACAGGTACACCTGGAAGCCCAGCACGCCGGTCACCAGCAAGTCAGTGAGCAGCAGCATCACGCTGACGCTGGCGGGGGAAAGATCCATCAGGGTCTCCAGTTACCAGGGCCGCCAATGCGCACGGCCATCGAGTGGTGTGCGCAAGGGCTGGGCTTGATCATCCGAGCAAGCCTTCGATCTCGCTTGGGTCGAGATACGGCACACCATTGATGCGGATAAAGTCCGGCGACGTGACGTCGAACGGCACCTTGTGCACGCTCTTTTCGCCACCCTTGGGATCGATGTCGAGCAGGTTGGACACCTTCAGCTTCAGGCCGAAAGCCTCCACCCGCAGCTCCTCGCTGGGGGTCTTGGCAAAGAACACGCTGTCGAAGGGTTCCAGGGCTCGAAAGCTGCCTGCCTGACGGGCCGCGTCGATCAGCAAGGAGAAGTTGCCGCTGTCCAGTTCCATCTCGCCGCTGGCCGACACGTCGCCGTCCACATGGCCGTCCGGAACGCCGCCTGTTTGTGCCACGGCGGTGTTGTCGGTGATGTCCAGGCTGATTTTTTCGACGTGGATTTGCAGATCGCCAATGTTCACGTCGAAGTTTTTGCCGCCAATGCGCGCACCCATGGGTTACTCCTCTTCGCCGTTGGACAGGTCCAGGGCGATGTATGCCGTCAGGTCTTTCGGGCAGTTGTAAGGGGTGACCGTGAAGTAGATTTCCACAGCCGTTTTGCTCTTCCAGAAGATGGTCACGTCGCCGTCTTTGGGCGATTCGATCTCGCCGGGCTGCACCTGGCCGTTCACCGTGACTGAGCGCGCCATGTCGCGCAGTGGACGCATGAATGCCGAGGTGGCGGTGGCCATGCTGTTGGGCGTGTTGTTCAACCGGCGATCCGCGACCCGCTGGATCAGCAGCACCTGGATGCGGCGCGAGGCCTTGTCCACGATGCGCAGGTACTCGATCACCTGAAAGTCGGAGCCCGGCGCGTCCAACGTATTGCCGTCGGCCCAGAACACACCCGGGTAATCCGGGTAGGTTTGCGACACGGAAAAACGGGCCTTATCCAGCTCGGCGCGCACGCTGCCCGGCAATGGCACGCCGGCGGCATCGACGGGCACCGGCCCCAAACCCTGCAACGGGCCGGAAGCAACCCGCATAGGACTGTCGGCAATGCTGACGATGGCATTGGCCAGGCGACCAGCTAGGACGCCCTGGTCATTGCCGTGCAGTTGCGGCACGACCATGACCCGTTGAGCGGCCACGCCGGCGGTGATAGCGCGCTGGGCTGTCAGGTAGGTCGACCAGTCTTCAGGGATACGCGGGGCCGGTGTTTCCCCTTCGGTGGTTTGAACCGCCTTGGGCGTCGCACGTGGGCTTTTCGCGGAGGTGTCCGGGTCCTTGGACGCAGCGGCAGTTTTCAACGGGGGCTCCGGCTCCGGAGTAATGTCGATGCCCCTGGTGGCGGCCATGAAGAACACGCGGCGCCCGTACACGTTGGTAATTTCCGTCGCTTTGTCTTGCATCGCCGTTAGCTCGGCACCGGTGGTCACCGGCGTGGTGATGATCACGCCTTCGACCGAAACACCGGCTTGCTGGGCTTTGTCCAGGGCTTCGGCCCAGTCACCGTCCGGGGCAATCGGGGCCGCCATACAGGCCCAGCGGTCACCGCCATTCAATTGCGCGGCGGCAATCTGGGTTTTCAGATCGGAGGCATCGACCCCCAGTTCGACATCGAGGTCGCTTTGGGTATTGAGCGCGACCAGCTCGCCAACGTTGGCGGACGCCGGACCGATGAACAGAAAGTAACGCTCGATCTCCGTCACCGGGCCTTGGCCGAGGTTCAGGTTGTTGACACTTACTTTGCCAAGAGCCATGGAAGGGGCCTCTATCGCGGTGAATTAAGGATTTGTGGAATGAGGTAGGTCACCAGCTCGTTGACCTCTTGCTGGTTGGCGATGCCGAAGAATTCGCGGCCTGGGAGTTTGATGTCCCACTTCGCCGGGCCGGGGTCGTCGCCCTTGAGTAAACGGATCAACAGGCCGGCCTGGTCGTAACTCAGGTTCGCCTCGATCCACGCCACACCGGGTCGCATAAAGCGGGGTTTGCGGCGCTTTTTGTCCGGGTTCTGAACGGCACGTTTGTAGCCCAGCACCCGCAGGCGTTTGGCCTGAAAACGGGTGGCCATGAGGGTGTTTTTGCCCTTTTGCCGGCTCAGTTGGTCAGCACCGCCACGCAGGGTCATGCCGGCGTTATGAACGCTGGCGATCATGGCGGTTTTGGCGTTGCCCCAACCCACTTCGGCGGCGTTGCCGACCAGGCGCTTGACGCCCATACTTTTGGCCAGGCCGGTGAGCATGCGTTTCTTCTGCCCTTGCTTGCGAAACCTGCGGGGCTGGAATGGGCTGTCGTGCAGGTCGCTCTGTTTGCGCACACGTTGCCGCCATTGGCTGCGCAGACGCAGGCCAACGCGGTTCATCAAGCGCGCTTGTAATTTGGGCGGCAGGCTGAGCATGGCCAGCTGGGTCTGAACATCCAGCATGCCCTCGACGGTCAGGCTGATGGCTTGTTTACGCGCCATACAGCACCTCACCGCGCTCAGCAATCCAGAGGTCGAACGGTTCGAGGGCCCAGGTGGTCCCAAAGGCTTCGAACTCACCGTCCGGCGATTCGGTCAGGTGCAGCGGCTCGATAAATTCGACCGTGATTTCCACGTCCGACGCGTCCGGGTCCATCTGTTCAATATCAAAGGTCGGCGCCGGCAGTTCATCCAGGTGGCGGTCAGGGTCGTTGTTCACCAGCCAGGTGCCCAGCAAGGCCATCAGCCGTGCCGGTTGCTCAGTAAAACGCTCCAGGAAGATCACAGCGCGGTAACGCATGTCGCCCATGTGCAAGCCGAGTTCTTCAGGCTTCCAGACCAGCGTCAAGTTGACCTGCTCCGCGCAACTTTCCAGCTGCTCGGCGACCACCACGCGATGTTCGATCAGGTACTTGGTCAGGGCGCGGAGCTTTTCCATCAGAGCAGTTCCGCGGTGACACGCCCACGGCCTTGCAGAACGCGCACGGACTGCTGGCTGTAGGACAGAAAAAGCTCATGTCGTTCCGGGGCTTCTTTGCCCAGGTTCTCGGCGCTCTCGCGGCGGTTGACCGTGGCGAACTGCTGGAGCAAAAAGGACTTGGCGCGGCAGTACGCGGCACGCCGGTAGCTGGCCAGGTAGAAGCTTTCCAGCTCCATGCCGGAGCCTTCCAGGTACTTGTAGCCCATGTCCTGCCATTCGGCTTTCCGCTTGGCCAGGTCCAGGTTGACTTCACCCATGGCGAGCGTCAGCCCCTCGACCATCATCTCCGGCAAGTACTCCGCCGGCAGACGATAGGAGGCCTGGAATTCGGCCAGCTCAAGGTCCGGCCAGAAACCGTCGTTGGGTATCGTGCAATCCACCAGGGTGGTCGGCTTACCGCCAAAACTCATGTGCTGACCTCCTCGGTGGGCTGTTACGGAATAGATGCGGGGGTGACTGCGTTAGGCGGTTGGCACAGGGCCTTCACCTCGGCAGGCCCCCGCTGGGGGGGTTAGTCGTTTATTCGGTACCGGACTTTTCGTCGGCTTCCTGCTTGCGCAGGGCTTTGCTGGCCTCGTCCATCCGGGTCTTTACACCGATCTCGGGGTACAGCTCATTGGCCCGGTAAAAGTGCGCGCAGGCTTTGGCCCAGCGCTTGTCTTCCATGGCGAGGATGCCCAGCAGCTTGTGGTAGCGCGCCGGGATCTTCTCGAACAGCTCCCACGAAGCGGCCGGTGCCGGCAGTTCGCGTGGGTCGCCATCACAAGGATCGCGGTGACCGGGCCACTGACCGTCCACACGCAACAACAGCTGCGACAGGTACGGTTCCGGGTTGCGCTGGGCTTTGTGCTGCGCCTCGGCCCACTCGACTATCGTGTCACCCACGAAAGTGGGGATATCGCGACGGAAGCGCTCCGGCATGGCCTGGCCCTGCTCGATAGCAAAATCCGCCAGCTCCAGGGCCTGTTCAAACTGTTCGGTGTCGAACAACCAAACCAGGACCTGCATCAGCACCAGGTTCGGGTGGTTCAGACCGGATTCGCGGTAGCGCTGCACGTACACCAGGTACTTGGGCAACAGCTCGTCGCGCTTCAAGCGCTGGCGAGCCTCCAGCGAGTTCAGCTCCGACAGTCGGCCGCAATCCTCGGCCAGCGCCGCGTTCATCAACGCCAGGTGTTTTTGGGCGTTGGCCGGTCCTGCCAAGGCCGTGGCCGAGGTGTAGGGTTTTGGGTCGGCTATCGGCCCCTGCTCAAGCAGGCGCTTTTTGTGATTGAGGGCGAGGCTCATGGCGCAGGTGCCTCCGGCACTGTGACGGTGACGAACTCAACGTTGGCCGCTTCGATGCCGGCGAACTTGCCCAGTTGCTCGACCACATAGCCCTCATTGCGCGCGTTGTAGTCTTCAACCTGCGAGCGCTTCGGGTTCTGGACGATCTGGCGACGCCAACTGCTGTCCTGGAAATAGATCGACAGGTTGTCCCAGCTGGTGACCACCACGCCCTTGCTTGGAAAGTGCGGGCAGGTGAACGACGGCAGACCGCCGTAGGTGGCGATCACCTGGGCCATCTCAATGCGCTCTTTTTCGGTCGGCTTATCGCCTTGGGCGGCGTACAGCTTGCCCTTGTCATAGGCCAGCAGGTCGCGCCCGATAATGGCAACCAGGTCGCCACCGTCGCGGAATTCTTCGTCGATCATCAGCGAGACATCGAAGACCAGGGCATCCAGATTGGCGTAGTCGCCGCCGACACCGACCTGGATTTTTCCGGGGGTCGCACCTTCGACCAGAATCTGTTGGGGAGCTTGCTCGCGAACGATCTGCATCCAGCCTTTGTTGACGTCCTGCAACAACGGGTTGGCGGCGCGGTCGGTATTCAGGGCAACGCTGGTGCCGTTCCAGCCGATCATGATGCGGTCGAGGCCGATCTGCTTCTGCACGGCAGCGGCGTACTTCTGCGCAAAGTCGGGGAACTTGGACCAGGCGTCGATGGTGGCGTATTTGAGCGCCACGTCGCTTTGGGTATCGAACAGCTCGTACCCGATGCCATCGAGTCCCAGCACGTCACGGGCGACCCGATCATTGGTGGCCGTATTGATACGGCCCGTGACGGTGCCGTTGACGCCGATCATGACCTTCTCGCCCTTGATCTCGGTCACTGCCAGCACGTTGATGCGTTGCAGGAAAGCCGAACTCAGGGTGATTTTTTCATTCAAGGTCTGCGCATGGGTCGGCTCGACGTTGAATTCTTCATGGACCGAGGCCACGGCATAGGTCGATGCAATCGCCAGGGCCAGGGTGCTGAACTTCAAGCGGGCAGCATTACTTAGATTCATCAGTAAACGGCCTCTGGCTGGTCACTCACGGCGCCGGTGGTGTGGGGAAGTTCCTGCCCCTTGCCGTGATTCAACGCGGTGTTGAATTTTTCGGCGAGCGAGTCCAGCGAGCCCTTCAGGCTGTTGAACTGTTCGACGGTGATGCCGGTGGGCTGATCGCCCGTCTTGTCGGTGGTGAGCGCGGTGTCTGGCTCGTTCGGCTTCTGCGTGGCAAAGGTGGCGGCGCTCGTTTCCAGGCTGCTGGCCACGGTGCCGAGTTTGTCCACCGCTGCGGCAAAGGCCTGCACGGTTGTTTGATCCATGGGGGTGTTCTCTTCTGTGGGGTGTGCGGGGGCTTCGAAACCGCCTTTGCCCAGGATGGCGGCGAACGCACGGGCGAAGAACGACAGGGCCACAGCCTCGTCGCTGTTGCCCGTGGTCAGGTCGTCCAGTGGTTCCAGGTTGGCAAAGTGGTTACCGGCCTCGGCTCGACGACAAAAGTGCAATGCCTCGGTACCGAGGCTGGCCGGGTCATCGGTCACCGCCATGCCGCGCAGATAGGGTTTGCCGGTGTCGGCGAAGTTCGGCTGAATCTCCACGCTGGTGAACAGCTTCTGGCCGTCTTTGTTCAGGCTCAACAGGCGGTCGTTGGGCTGGAGCCTGGCGAACAGGGCCACTTTGCCGCCGCTGATATTTTCGGCTTTCACCTCGGCGACAGTGCCGAGGCTGCCAAAGTAGCGAATGTGTTCGTACCAGATGGTTGCGGTGTAGGTGGCCGGATCGTAAGCGCTGGCCATGTCGCGCAAGTCCTGGGCTTCGATGGTTCGTCCATCAACGGTTTTGCCGCTGGTGGCGACACGTTTCCAGTCAGAAACAAGGGTGCGGGGCATGGGGCAAAGTCGCTCGATTCGGTGCAGTGGCCGCCACGATAGGTAGCTGCGCCAGCCCGAACAAACGGTTCCATTGCGCGAAAATCCTATATTCAGGAAATAGGATTGAGCAGGAATTTAAGGGCGGGTTTGTAGGGTGGGAGCTGCATAAACTGCGGCTCATGCCCTACTTACCTGAAGTCAAAGACGCGGCCAGAAAGCTCTATTTGCGCCGCTACAAACCCCGCGAGATACAGGCGCAACTCAAGCTGCCTAACATCCGGATTGTGTACTACTGGATTGCCAAGGGCAGTTGGGATGAACTGCTGACGGACGAGGAACCACTGACGGCGGTCAGTCGGCGCATCACCTTGATTCTGGAGAAGGTCGAGACGCTGGAAAAAAAGGAACTGGACGAGCTCGACCGGCTGCTCAGCGTGCGCGAGCGCTTGCAAAAGCAGGCGGTCAAACCGGCCCCCGGCACTGCTGCGGATCTGCCCGCCGGTGCCGATGGTGAGCGGCGAGCGCCTGGGGATAAGTCCAGCCGTCGCGACGCTGACGGCCCTGGGAAGAAGAAACCCAAAGCGCCAAAGAACGACATCAGCCACCTGACCGAGGTGGACTTTCTCGACAAGTTCACCAGCAAGCTGTTCGGCTATCAAAAAGAGTTGTTCGAGGCCAAGCAAAACCCGCTGACGCGGCGCATCCGCAACGTGCTGAAGGCTCGCCAGACCGGCCTGACCTACTACTTTGCCGGCGAAGCGTTCATGGATGCGGTGCTGACCGGTGACAACCAGATGTTCCTGTCCGCCAGCCGTGCCCAGTCCGAGATTTTCCGCAACTACATCATCAAGTTTGCCCGCGAGTGGTTTGGCCTGGAACTGACCGGTAACCCGATCATTCTCAGCAACGGTGCCGAGCTGCGGTTCCTAAGTACCAACAGCAGCACCGCCCAAGGGCACCATGGCCACGTCTACGTCGACGAGTACTTCTGGATTCGTGACTTCGACAAGCTCAACACCCTGTCGGGGGCCATGGCCACCCACAAGAAGTGGCGCAAAACCTACTTTTCCACGCCCAGCGCGGTCAGCCATCAGGCGTACCCGTTCTGGACCGGCGACGTCTTCAAGCGTGGTAAACACAAGAAGGCCAGTCTGCCATTCCCCAGCGAAGCTGAGTTGCGTCAGGGCGCGCTGTGTCCGGATGGCCAGTGGCGCAAGATCATCACCATTCACGATGCCATTGCCGGCGGCTGCGATCTGTTCGACCTGGAGCAGCTGCAACTGGAGAACTCCGACGACCAGTTCGACCAGCTCTACCTGTGCAAATTTATCGACAGCACGCAGAGCGCTTTCGCCCTGGCGGATCTGGAGCGCTGTTATTCGGATCGCCTGTTGTGGACCGACTATGACGTGGACCCGAAAGCGCTACGGCCATTCGCCAACAGCCCGGTGTGGGTCGGTTACGACCCCAGCCGCACCCGCGACGATGCCACTTGCGTGGTGGTCGCTCCGCCCCTGGAGCAAGGCGGCAAGTTCCGCATCCTGGAGAAGTACTCTTGGCGCGGGCACTCGTTCACCTACCAGGCGGCGCAGGTCAAGAAGATCACCGAGCGTTTCAACGTCCAACATATTGGCATCGACATCACCGGTGTGGGCTATGGCGTGTTCGACCTGGTGCGCGATTTCTTCCCACGCGTGACGCCGATCCATTACAGCCTGGAAACCAAAAACACCCTGGTCCTCAAAGCCCAGGACACCATTCAAGGGCGGCGGATCGAATGGGACGCCGACTGGAACGACATCGCCTCGGCCTTCCTGACGATCAAGCGCGGTGCGACCAACAGCGGCCAGATC